ACCTAGAGAGGAAATAATTTATGTCCCAAATTGACAAAAGAATAAAAGTCAATACCATCATTGAAAATCAGTTACCACAATTTGTGTTAGCTGATTTTCCTAAAGCAACTGATTTTTTCAAGCAGTATTACATCTCTCAAGAATTTCAGGGAGGTGCCAGTGATTTAATTAATAATTTTAGTCAATATCTGAAAGTAGATAATTTAGTTCCAGAGGTGGTTGTAGGTGTTACAACTATTACTTCTGCAGTAACGACAAGTGATACGACAATTAATGTCCCAAGTACAAAGGGATTTCCATCAGAGTATGGATTATTAAAAATTGATGATGAGATTATATCCTACACTGGTATAACTACAAATTCATTTACAGGTTGTATTCGTGGATTTAGTGGTATATCTGGTTATAATGTTGGAGTTTCTTCTTCACTCATTGATGTAAATAGAGAAACTGTAGATTTTGATGATACAGTATCTTCTTCACACAGTACAGGTTCAACTGTAACTAACTTATCTGTATTATTCATACAAGAATTTTTTAGAAAATTAAAGAAAACATTTTTACCAGGTTTAGAAGATGATAAGTTTGCTGATGATTTAGATGTTGGAAACTTTGTTAAATTTGCACGTTCGTTCTATCAATCAAAGGGTGTTGAAGAATCAATCAAAATATTATTCAAGGTATTATATGGTGTAGAAACAAGAATAATTGATTTAGAAGGAAACTTAATTAAACCATCAGATGCAGAATTTATTCGTCGTGAGATTGTAGTTGCAGATCTTATTACTCCTGATGGCGAACCACAAAACCTTACTGGACAAACAATCTTCAAATCAACAGATACAAGCACTAATGCATCAGTGTCTGAAGTTGAAATTATAAAAAGAGATGGTAAAAATTACTTTAAGTTAGCATTATTTGTTGGTTTTAGTGACCGTGATTTAATTGAAGGAACATTTACAATACCTGGCAACACCAAGATATTAAATCCTGTATCAGTTGGAGCATCAATAATAGACGTTGACTCTACAGTTGGATTTGGAACTACAGGAACAGTAGTAAGTGGAGATAATAGAATTGATTATAAATCAAAATCAATCAATCAGTTCTTTGAATGTTCTGGTATAACCAATACAATATCATCAGCTGATGACTTAAGATCAAATGAAACCATTTTTGGATATGAAAATGGTGATTTAAGTAAAAAAATTGAATTAAGAATTACAGGTGTATTATCAGAGTTGGTTCCAGTTACTGATGTAAACTTAGTCAATGAGGGTGAAAATATATTTGTAAAAAATGTTGGTGAAAAAATTAGTAATTTAAACGATAGTTACAAACAAATTTTTGCAAATTCATGGATTTATAATACTAGTTCCAGATTTGAGGTTGAAATTTCAGGTTCAACATTTAATTTAAAGACAAAAATTGATAAATCTTCACTTCGTATTGGTGATCAATTTGATATTATCAAGAGAGGAGGTCAAACTTCTGAAGGTAGAGGTACAATCACAAGTATTAATAGCACACTTAATCAGTTTAATGCAACTGGTATCGCTGGTTTTACGCAAATTACTGGTCAAAATTATGATATTCGTAGAGTAATAAGGAAAGTTACAAGTTCAGGAGTAGAATTAAAAGAAGGAAATAATAATGTTATTGCCGATACACTGAATGTTTATGTAGATGGCAATACAAATGGTTTTGTAGCATCTAACTCTCTTCCAAGTTATGACATAAAAACAAATGTTATTGAAGAAGTAATTACTGGTAGCACAGATGCAGTGCTAGATGGATTTGATCCGCTTACTCAAAAGTATAGTTTTCTTGTTTTTCCAAGTGGTAAAAATATAAAATTCATTCAAGGTGACGAAATTGTTTATCAACCTGAAAATGATAACTTTATCGGATTAGATACTGGTAGATCTTATTTTGTAGATCCAGTAATACCATCAGATCCAAATCAAACTATCTCAAAAATTAGAATTTATAATTCTAATTCACAAATTGGAACTGCAAACACTGTTCAAGTAGGTGCAGGTGCAACAACAACAGATATTCATAGGTTTATATTAAAAAGACATGCGAGTAAAAAAATATCAACAGATAAAATATTAAGAAAAATTCCTCTATCACAAAATTTATTTGAGGTATCAAAGCATGATACTCCAGTAAATGATATTGGTATTTTAATTAATGGTGTACAAATACGCTCACCTATTTCAGATGATCAGATTTTCTTTGGTCCTCTTCAGTCAATTGAACTACTAAACTCTGGAAGTGGATATGATGTTATTAATCCTCCTATAATTGGTATTGAAACCAGTTCAGGAGTTGGTGCTGGTGCAGAACCTATAATTCAAGGAACTGTAAAAGAAGTTTTTGTTGACCCACAACCATTTGATATTGAAGCAATTCAGAATATTTCATTAACTGGTGGTAATGGAACAGATTGTGTATTAGAACCTGTTCTTGGAACAAGGAATAGAAGTTTAGAATTTGATAGTAGAGATATATTTTTCAATGGTGGAATCGATATTATAAACGAAACAATCACATTTAAGACTGAACATAACTTAGAAAATGGACAATTATTATTCTATAATGCAAATGGAAATACTCCAATTGGCATAGGTGATGCATATGATGGTACTAATACACCAACTGGCACATTGTCTGATGGAGATCCTTACTTCGTAAGAGTAGTAAATCCAACAACCGTTCGTATATTCAACAGTAAAGTTGATGCACTTGCGGGAATAGCAGGTATAAACACTGTTGGATTATCAACAGACACTGGTGCAAGAGGTATTCATAAGTTTAGAACAGAAAATAGAAACACACTTATCTCCGTTAAAGTATTAAATGAGGGTTTTGGATATACTCATCGTAAATTAAGAGTTAAACCTTCAGGCATTTCAACATCATTTAACACAATTAATTTTGTTAATCATGGATTTAATAGTGGAGAGATAGTAAATTATTCAGCTGAAACAACTGTAATCTCAGGTTTGACTACAGCAGTATCGTATATTATTAAAAAAGTTTCTGATAACTCATTTAAGTTAGCAAATGCAGGAGTTGGTGGTACGTCTACAGTTGATTATGATAGAGAAAACTATGTTAATTTTGATGATCAGGGTGTAGGTTTCCAAATATTTAATTATCCTGAGATAAAAGTAAATGTAGATGTATCATTTGGTTCTACTATTACTGGTAATTTATCTTTAACTCCTATTGTAACTGGTGAAATAAAAGGTGCTTATCTATATGAAACAGGAACAAATTATGGTTCTGATATCTTAAATAAAGAAGTTTCACCAAAAGTTACTCTTCAGAATGGTAAAAATGCAGAACTAAAACCAATTATTCTCAATGGTAAAATAATTGATTGTGCAGTAACAAATAGGGGAAGTGAATATAACTCAACTCCAGAATTAAGAATAATATCAAATGGTGCTGGTTCTGGTGCTGTTATACGACCTGTCATTGAAGGAGGACATGTTGTAGACGCAGTAGTAATTAACACTGGTATTGGTTATAGTAGTGCTGATACAGAGGTCAGAGCATTTTCTAGAGGCAACAATGGTTTATTCCAAGCAAGAGTCAGAAATCTAACTCTTAATAGTACAGGAAGATTTGGAGATACTCTACTAACAAATAAAGATGACACCTTAAAATTGGGTATTTTAGGTTACTCTCAAGATATTGCATCTACTTTTGAGAACACATTCACTGAAAATTCTAATGGTGAGTTTAATCAAATTACAGGGCACTCTCCTATCGTCGGATGGGCATATGATGGAAACCCAATTTATGGACCTTTTGGTTATTCTGAAGCAGATAATATCAACTCTGATATAAAAATTATTACTTCATCATATAAAGTAGATGTATCAAAAACTGAAAATAGACCAACGGGTTATACAGAAGGTTTCTTTGTTCAGGATCATGTATTTGATGGTTCAGGTGATTTAGATATTCATAACGGTAGATTCTGTAAAACACCAGAGTTTCCAAATGGAATTTATGCTTACTTCACGACAGTTGGATTAGGCACTGCTACAAATAAATTGGAGGGTGTATATCCATACTTTATAGGTAATACTTATAGATCACCACTGATTCAAGATAACTTAACTCTTGACCAAAACTTTAATTTTAATGAATCTAACTTAAGAAGAAATACATTCCCATATAATGTTGATGAAGATTTTGCAAAAAATGACTTTATTATTGAGTCATATGAGAGTATCAGACAAACTACAAATATTGAGTCAGTCACGAAAGGTTCGATTGATAATTTAACAATATTAAATGGTGGAGATAATTATAAAGTTGGAGATTTAGCAGTATTTGACGATGAAGGCACTAATGGTTCAGGATTTAGTGCTGAAGTAAGTGAAATTGTAGGTGTTGGTGTTTCTATTATTGACACTAAAATAACAAGTTTTGAGAATGTAGTTTTTGAGTGGAAAAGTCCTAGTGAAGTAATAGCAAATTATTTACCCTTTATTGAATTAAATGATCAAGAACATGTTCAGGTTTCAGGTTTAAACACCTCTGTTGTAAATTTAACAAATTCATTTAAGATTGGTATTAGCACAAACCAAATAGGTCTTGCAAAAACAATGGCAACTGGAAATGCAAGTGGTAAAATTGAGGATATTTTTGTTACTGAGATACCTAATACAGTTGCGATTGGTGGATCATTAAGAATTGGAACTGAAACACTTAAGGTATTAAATTTATTTGATCTACAAAAAGTTATAAGAGTACAAAGACACGCAGGTATTGCTCATACATTTGGGTCAAAAATTGACGTATTAAACAATCAAATATCCATTCCAGTCAAAACAAGTAAGTTTATATCTGAAGTAGATGATGTTATATTCTTCAATGGACCTCAATCTGTTGGTGTAGGAACAACTTCTGGTGGTGCAATATCAGTTGATAATTTTATTGGTGATATAAAATCATCGTTGTCAATACCAACAAGAACAATCCATTTACCAAATCACCCATTTAAATCAGGTCAAGCAGTTTTATTGAATAAGAGAAATGGTGCATTAAGATTTGATGTTGGTCCAACTAATAATGTTTCTACACATAAGTTACCATTTGTTGGTAGTAACAGCACAGAAGTATTTGTAATTAATAAGGGAGAAAATTATATTGGATTAGTAACAACAAGAGCGAGTGTTGGAAGTACAAGTGAAGGTTTATTCTTCTTCTCGAAGGGTAGCACCTCTGGTATTTCATCAGGATTATATAATGTTCAATCACAAAAAGAACAAGTTACTGGTGATGTTGATAAGGTAATAACAACCGTTACCACAAATGTTGCTGCAGCGGGTACAACAACACACAACCTAAAGGAAAATGATATTATTAAATTAGATGTCGTTCCAAATTTAGCAGTAGGTATTGGCACAACTGCATCTGTTTCGGTTAATTATAATTCAGAATTTGACATTTTATTAATAAATCCAATATCATTCGCTGCATCTGATGTAGAAACTAATCAATTTGATATCGTTGATCATGGATTTAAGACAGGTGACAAAGTATTCTATGATGGAAATGCAACTGGTTTAGGAACTGGAACATATTTTGTTAATAAAGTTAGTGATAGACGTTTCCAATTATCAGAAACATTATCTGATGTACGTTCTAACCCAGTAAAAATAGCGGTAATTACAGCAAATACTGGAGGAGCAAATCAATCCATATCTCTCATTAATCCACGAATTGATGTTGTTAAAAACTCTAAATTAACATTTAACCTATCAAATACATCATTAGCAGACTTTGACTTTAAGTTATTTTATGATCGTGATTTAACAAATGAATATTTAAGTTCACAAGATTCACCTACATTTAACGTAGGGACTGCAGGAACCATAGGTATTGGAACTAATAATACAGATCCTGTCGGTGCTGCTCTTACTGTTCAATTCTCTACATCTGCTCCAACTACCTTGTATTATGGATTAACAAAGGGTGGATTTATTAGCACATCGGATACTGAAGTAACTGATTATTCAGAAATTAGATTTGTAGATAGTGTTTACAACGGAGAATATAAGATATTTGATGTAACCACTGAAACATTTAATATATCTCCAAGAGTTCCTGAATTTTTAACATATAGAAATACTGATTGTGAAAAGTTAGAGTATTCTACAAAATCTGCAAGTGTTCATGGTGCAATTAAAAACTTCAAGATTAACTCTCCTGGTTTTAATTACAAAAAATTACCACAATTTAATGAAGTCACAAGTACAAATGGATCTGATGCAAATATAGTTGCATCTTCGGAGTCAATCGGTAGACTTAAAAAAGTAAGAATTAAAGATTTTGGATATGAATATTCATCTGATAAAACTTTAAGTCCTGAAGCATTTATATCTCCAGTTGTTAATATTGATAATTTAGATATTATTGAAACTGTGGATGTTAAGAGTGGAGGTGCAGATTACTTAAATGCACCAAATCTTATAGTTTTCAATCCCGTATCTAACACCATTGTAGATGATGTTTCATTAGAAGCTATCGTTCCCAACCAAACAATATCTAAAGTTAACGTATTATCAGCAGTTACAGGATTAGATTCTGTAGTGCATAAAATATTATCCATTAATAACTCAAATGGTGTTGGAATAAATTCACTCCAAACAAGTAATTCTGGTGTTGTTACTTGTTTCCTAGAAACACCTATTAATGGATTTGATATCCAACCATTTGCTATTGGTGATGAAATTTTTGTTGAAGGTATTCAGAGAGATGGTGAGTCTGGTATTGGAGCAACACAGGGTGGTATATCAACAAATACAACTATTGCTGGTGATGGATATAATTCAGAAAATTATAATTTCAATTTCTTCACTGTTGATGATTACATTGCAGGTACACAATCTATATTAAAGTTTAGTTTAGCAGGACTTTCAACTAATCCTGGTATTGCAAAAACATTCCAATCTGGTTATGCTAACATAGTTAACAAGAAAAAATACCCTGTAATCGAACCAATTCAGACAAGAGGTAAATTTGAGTTAAAAGAAAGATTGATAATTGACAATGTAAAGACAGATTTAACCATTGAAGAGGTTAGAAACGATTATGTTAAAATAGATGGCAAAACAAAAATTAGAAAAGGCGATAGAATTAAGGGTGAATTAACTAATGTTTCTGCAGAAGTAACAAATATAATTGGTAATCAGGCAAAGTTCAATGTTAATTTCTCAAATAGACAAGAGTATGGTTGGTTAGACGATATAGGTAAATTAAATGAAGATTATCAGGTAATACCCGATAATGACTATTATCAAAATCTCTCCTACACAGTTAAGAGTTCTATTGAGTGGGAGAAGTTCGTAAATCCAGTAAATCGTCTAGTTCACCCATCAGGTCTTAAAAACTTTGCAGATACTTCAGTTGACTCTAATTTATCGGTTGGAGTTGGATTAGTACGTGACTCAAAACAAGCAATTGTACTTGATGTAAATAATGTTTTTGGATTGGAAGATAAGCAAAGAGTTGATGCAATTAATAATTTTGATTTAGTAAGAGATTTTGACATAAGAAATAATAGTTCTAAGTTCCTAACTCTTAAAAATAAAAATCTTTCTGACTTTACAAGATGTAAAACTAATAGAGTGTTAGTTCATGATGATGTTAGTAATACATTTTCTAGCGAAGGATTTGAGAGCACTAGCACAACTATCGATCCATTAGTCGAAGATTTTGGAAATTATCTAATTCAGATTGTTGATCCTGACACTCTTGATAGTCAATTTACAGAATTGATAACATTGACTGATGAAAATAATGCATACATTCTTGAAAAAACTTCCGATTTCACAACAACTAAGTTGGGTGATTTTGATGCTGATATATTAAAAGATGGTGATAAGAATTTAATATTCACACCAGTAGAAAAATTCACTAAAGATCATGATATTAAAATATTAAAAATTGATTTTAATACTGATTTAGCAGGTATTAATACAAATGGTATTGGTAATATTGATTTAACTGGTGTCAACATTGGTATTGGTAGCACAACAGTTGGTTTTACTACTACATCAATAGTTGAATTTCCAAAAACTGACTTTAATGGATTATATGCGACAATCTTTGTTCAAGATAGTGTAACAAAAGAAATAAACTATAATGAAGTTTTAGTTGATTTTGATGGCACTAACACTACAATCACAGAATCATACATCGATACTCAATCAGGATTAAGCAAAAGTGTAGTAGGAGTAATTACAGCAAGATTTGAAAACGATTTAATTAAATTGCAAGTTGAAAATGATAGAGTTAACACTCTTGATGTAAGGGCAAATATTGTTGGATTAGGAACAACGACTGCAGGTATTGGTACACATCGTTTTTCTGTTGCTGGTCAACCAGAGGGTGCGGAAAGAAGTGCTAGATTAGAATCAGGATATGTAACAGGAACTGCAAGCACAATAACATATGCTACATTAAGTAAATTAAATGACACATCCTCTAAGTCATTAATTAGAGTTTCTTGTGGAAATACATCAGCAATACATCAAATTGTCACACTTAGAGATGATGATGACGTTTTAACAGTTCAATATCCATTTGTATCCGCTGGTTCAACAACTGGTATTGGTACATTTGGTGGTGAAATTAGTGGTAACAATATTAATTTAAGATTTTATCCAGATGATGCATTCGATTCACTGATTGAGATACAATCATATAATCAAATATTCTATACTGCCAGTGATTTTGCTAATGAACCTCCTGATCTAACATATGGTACTGTATCTCAAAAATTATTCTTAACAACGTATGATGGTGCTGCTGGACAAAGGGCAAATAAATTAGACTTTGAATTAAAGCACAAAAATGTTCCAATTTATCAAAAAACATTTAATCCAACTAATACAGGAATATTAAGTACAACAACAGGTATATTTACAATTCCAAATCACTTCTTCAATACAAATGAGGAGTTAACATATACACCTGCCTCATCATTCATTGGTGTTGCAGCTACTGCACTTTCAATTGGTTCGACTGCTAATAGTGCTGGTGTTGTTACTACAATATTACCTAGCACAGTTTTCGCAAAGGTTATTGATGAAAATCGTTTCCAATTATTCTCCAAGAAAGAATTTATTGCAACTGGAGCAGCTGTAACATTCACTGGAACAGGAGCAGGTAATAATCATAAGTTATCGATGCGTAATCAACTCACTAAAACTATTATTGGTTTAGATGGTGTTGTACAACAACCAATTAACTTTACTACAATCTCTCATACATTAGGTGTATTTGATGGATTTACTCATAACTCTACCGTTGGTGTTGGTTTAACACAATTTGTATTAAGTGGAATTAGTTCTATACAACCTGCTGATTTCTTAAAAATTAATGATGAATATGTTAAGGTCACTGAAGTAGGATTATCAAGCACACCTACAGGCATCATAAATGACGCAACCGATGTAGCACTTGGTATTGCCACTCTACCAGTGGTTAAAGTTGAACGTGGTCAATTGGGTATTGCTGCAACAACACACTCTGCAAACGACACAGCGAGGGTGCATAGAGGTTCATTTAACATTGTGGATAGCACAGTATTCTTCTCTAATCCTCCAAAAGGTAATACAAGATCAAGAAGAGACGAAACTAACTTACCATTTGTAAAAGCAGATTATAGTGGTAGAACTTTCTTGAGAAGTGACTACACCACCAACATGTTATTTGATGATATTTCAGATGACTTTACTGGTATTGGTAAAACATATTCACTAACAGTTGGTGGAGCAAATACTTCTTCTGGTATTGGTATAGGAAATGGAGTTCTCTTTATTAATGGTATATTCCAAACACCTAAAACTCTTAATAATACTGGTCATAACTATGAGTTTATATCAGATACAACTGCAGGAATTTCAACAGTTGAATTTACTGGTATTACCTCTACTAATGGTGACTTTATTATATCTGAGTTCGATATTAATCAGAACCAAGTTCCAAGAGGTGGTTTAATTGTTTCATTGGGTTCAACACCTGGTCTTGGTTATGCTCCTCTACAAG